TATCTCTTGTAAAGTCTTCAATAATTTGCTGTTGATCTTTTTTCTTTTGCTTCTGCCTTTTCATTCTTTCATTATTGCGCACCCTTTCGCGGACTTCCCGTTCAATCTTATTCGTATCATCAAAGACGCCCTTTTTGAGCCTGCGACGGTAGCGCTTTAATTGTTTTATTTCACTTTGCAGCACTCTGCGTTGCTGCTCAGTAATTAGTTTTTTGGTATCAGCTAAGGCTTTTTTCTGCTGCCTTTCTGTATATTGAATTGAGCCAGATCGGGGGATGTAAAGTGTGTAAGCAATGTTATTTTCATCTCTCCAATCGACTTGCGTGCTGCCCGAAAAATTGTAGCTGATACCCAATCCAGCGACGGAAATTGCAGAGCTATATTTTCTGTCTTCTTCTAGTGCATTGCGTGCAGCAATGAATTTAGCTAAATCAACTTCAATCGCTTGCCTGTCGGAATCTTCGTCGTTGGTGTAGTTTGTAAACGGTTTGTTACCGTCTTGAATGCAGCGAAATCTACATTCAACATTGCTGTTTGCAATGCTTTGAGGGCTCTTGTATTCAAGCGTATATTTTGCCGAACCAAGCATATACGTTCCACCGTAATCGATCGTTTCAAATAAACGCTCACGCATATCATCCATGGATCGACGAATATCTGCATCTTCATTACCTCGCTTTTCAAAAACTAGCCGGAAAGAATCACCTTCTTTTGTGCCGCCCCAGTTGTTGCCAACAACTGAAATTCTGTTTGGTGCATCTTCTTCATCGCCATCTTCATCCCTGCCAAAATACTTGATTCTGATCGGCACAGGATCGTAGGCACCAAATGCTGATGCAGTTGTTGGTGAGTAAGCTTGGCTAAAACCTTGCTTATAGCGTCCGTTATGCGTCAGGATGCGGCATACGGGACTATCGCTTGCTTGATCCTTTAGCCTTGGAGGCAGATATTGAAGCTGCTCTGTTAATGCAGCATTTTGCTTGCCTGTTGGATAGCCAAAAACTATATCATCAAATAAAGCCGAACCAGATTCGCCGTTATTTTGCTTGTAAAACATCCAAACCAATGCTGGGTCAAAGTCCTGCAATCCAACTTGACCAAACGCCGTATATTCTTCTTTGATTCTGCGAATCTCGGAAGCGCCTACAACAAGTAAAAGTTGTATGAATTGAGCAGAGCCAAAGTTTTCAATTGCAGACCACACTAACGAACCAGCAACACGAACTCCGCCATTGGGGTTTTGGCTGGTATTGGTATAGACCAGATTTATAGGGTCGCCGTAGGATGCAAGCTCTTGCGCTGAGTTAAAACCAAAGGTCGGCGCAAAACGTTGTTCCCTCGATCGACGTTGGTTTTTTGTGTCGATATCTGGGATTTGAGGTTTTGGTGCCAGCAGCATTGCGCCGACTTGAAACAGAATGCCAACGACAGTAAGAACGATGGCAGTGACGCCCATGTCGTTCCTTACATCAAGCTCAGTACCAGCCTTTGGATCTTGGTATTCTTGCTGAATATCGACAAAATTTAGATACTCTTCCTTGCTAACACCAAGGGCTTCAATCAGCTGATGTTCGTATGGAAGAAGCTTGCGATCCATCAGTCCACCCAGAAATAATGTGCTGACACGCGGCTAACAGGCACCGAAACAACACAGCCGCCAGGTGCAATGCAGATCACACCTTGATCTGTCACTGTGCCTAGTGCTGCGTTATCGGGTTCTGCAAGCAATGCAACAGCACCAACTTCAGGTAGTTTAAGCCTTTTCCCTTCGTGCATTAACCAACGTGCCATGCGGATTGGTCGTAGTGTTTCTTCGTCATACAACCAATAAGCCCATGAAAACTTTTCGCTGTAATCCGACAACCCAAGTCTGGAACGTATTTCACAAACCAGCTGAAAACAATCAGTTTTGCCACTGCCATCGCGTGGATGAGCGCCCCAGCGATATTCAAGGCCGATTAAATCGTTCATGCCAAGCGGATCTGTGAATCAAGGGGCAAAATGCCTGCATTTGCTTCGCTCAGTCGATTTGCTGGGAGATTTGGGGTGACACCATCTAATGCTGATCTAAATCGTAGCTCAATCGTGTCTTCACTAAATGTTGCGCCGATACCAACCAAATAATTATCGTATCCCGTTTTTTCCATAATGGTTCCGGATGAGGTGACATACCGCGTATAAATTGTCAGACGACTGAGCCTGTTGCCATCGCCTTCCTCGACAAGTCTGATTGCATATTGAGTAGCAGGAAATAAAACCTGAACTTGTTCGTTGTCGCCATTCAGATTTGCGATTCCGCCTTGCACTTGAAATGGTGCAAAGTCATACGAATTGCTATCAAATGATTTGCTTTCGCCGATAAAGTAATTCTGATATCGACGATTGGGACCATTTTTTGTGTCAATATGAAAGAACTGACAAATGCGGATCGTGGTATCCATCAGAAATCAAGCTCCCCTACGAGTTTGACACTGACCGTGCTGATGCCTGGATGAACTGATGTAATCTTTGGCGGCTCTGCATAACGCCAGGTAATTTTACTATGCGGTGTTTGCGTTCTTGCTTGAAGTTGTGCGGACATGCCATCAAACGTTCGATCGTTTAATTGGAATGATTCAACCGTTCCATCGGCGTCGTTGTAATGATCAACGATGTCTACAACATTGCCTGAATGCTGTTTCAACTCATCAGTGTCACCAATGTTCTTAAACTCAAGATCAAGCGTATAACCAAATTGCTTGTTACCAAAAACACGGCGCACAATCGCACCAGACAATGATCGGTATGCTTTGACCGGATAATCGCCCATATCAAACTTTCGTGATGATGGAACGAAATTTGGGAAGGAACGTGCCATCAGCTAATACCTACGCGGCGGCGGGTTGCAGGGCTTTGTTGCATCTTATCTAGGGTCATATTCATACCACGTCTTGCACCATCGCTTGCAGCTTGTCTGCGGGTAACAGCCATTGCAGCTTCAAGCTGTTCACGGCTTACGAACTCTTGGCCGCCAATGTTAGTGGTTTCAAAGGTGAAGTTCATTGCTGGTGCGTTTGAGCGTTGCCTGGACATCATCGAACGCATATCGCTATTGGATTCAATGCGACCGGCTTGCGAAGGTACGAACAGTTCTGGTCCGTTTTCGCCGACCATGTAAGTGCTGTTGCGGTTGACCGGACCACCGCTGGCACGAGGTGTGAAAGTCGGCGTTGTCGCCCCTCGGAAGAAGTTGCCAAAATCGTTTTGAATTTGAGTGCCTTGCGATCCAAATGTGCTGCCCATACCGGCAAAAATTTTGGCGATGCCGATGGCGATGTAGGTGGCGATCATCTTGGTGCCTTCTTGCACCAGAACTTGGCCGATGCTCTTCAGCATGTCGGCAAATACTTCTTTGACGGTGGCGCTTCCTTCAATAAGGCTTGAGATGCCGTTGGCAAGTGAGTTACCGATTGCGTTACCGATGCCTTGCGCTACTCGAACCCCTACCGACTCAAGATCCCTAAGTTGGTCTGTACTGGTTTTTATAAATTGCTCTAAAGGCCCTTTAAATTGTTGTATTTGAGATGCTTGCAGGCTAACGACTCTACCTTCAACATCACCTTTTAAAGCGATTAAGCGCTTAATGTCTTCTTCGAAACCTTCAAGACCTTCTAATGTTTGAATAGTTGTGTCTATATTTGTGACAAGCTGATCCCCGATGAGTCGGGTTGTAATTAGCTGTTCAGCTAAAGCAGGATTTACGCCGTTTTGAACTTGCTCTTGGTAAAGCTTTTCATAAGCAGCACGTTGTCTCAAGCTTTCACCGATGCTATCAAGTTGCGCAGATTGGCTAACCAAACCACTTAGTGCCTTACTTCTCAACTCAGCAGCTGCCTTTTCTTGCTCTGTAATAGCCGTTTGATCAGCGAGCCTACGTTGTAAACCTGCGATGTACTCTTCTTGTTGCTGCAGCTCAATAGCGACATCACCAAAGAAATCAGGTATTTGAACTGCGCCAGGGGCGTCAGAAAGAACAGCAGTGAGCTTGGGTATTTTATTTTGTATGTCTTGGAATTTTTTGTTGCTTTCTTCAAGAGCTCTATTTAAAGTTTCTACTGCTGCAATGTTTTGTGCAATAACTGGATCAGCAGAATCATCTAGGTTTCTACGCTGCCCCATCGCGCCAACTTGCTGTGTTTCTATAGCCTTTCTGCGCCTAGCTGTATCTGCCTCTAGATTTGCTATTGTGCTTCGAGTCTGCGTTTCTGCTTCAAATTTAACTACACCCAGTCTGAACAACGCTACTGCGCGTTTTTTATCAGAAATTTTTTCTTCAATTGCGGCCACCTTCTTTTGATTGTCTAGGTTTAATCTTGCAATAGCAATTGCGTTGTCTCTTTTAAGTCGCTCAATACTAATAGTGGCTTTCCGTAAATCAAGAGCTATTTTCTTTTCTGATAAGGCTCTGTCTTCTTGAGATTTTAAAATAGCGTTTCTGTAGGTTGCGACAGCGTTGGTTAGTTCTGCTTCAAGAGATGCTTGAGGATCTCCAGAAAAATTAGCTCCAATGGTTCTATAAAGTTTTTGTATTTCAGTTGCCGATTCTCGTCTTTGTTGAGTTTGACGAGTCAACCTAATTTCTAGGTCTAAAGAAGCTTGAAGACCTCGTAATCTTGCATCCTCTACAGCCCTTTGTGCTTTTAACCTTTCGTCTTTAATTTTACGTTCCGCGTTTATTGCAAGTTGTTCTATTTGTTTTAAAGTTGTCTTGTTAAAATTTGAAATATTTTTGTTGTTCGCTACTCTGGTGTCATACAGATTTTTTTCGATTGAAAGATCAAGTGCTGCTAGCTCGTTTTTGCCGGTTTTTTCAAGATTTAAAATAATTCGTTGTTGATTTTTTTGCTCTTCTGGTGTGCGCGCTGCTCCAAGTCTTACGCGTGCTTCTTGTACTTTTTTATTATTTTCTGCAATTAATTCAAGTCTTTTACCTTGGTATTGGAGTAGTTTGTTTTGTTGATCGCTGAGACCGATAGACTGTTTTGCAATAGCAAGCGAAGTCGTTTGTATTGATAAATTTTTCTCAAGAGCCTGTGCTTCTTTGGTTAGCTCTACCTGCCGCTCTTGATACGCTTGCGATGTGACTAAAGCTTGATTAGCAAGTGAATCGGTAATAAAACCAAATCCGGGAACAAGCCTTAAAAGTTTTTCAGCGGCTGCAACAATACCGTTAAATACTACAAATACACCTTGTACAACGCGCAAAATACCCGCTAAAGCATTAACAAAAGGCGCTGCAATTACGCCCACAGTAGTACTTACAGCACTTAGAATGCCGTTCCAGGCTTTCTGAAGTTCGGAGAGGCTTCCGGAAGCTAGACGTGCTAAACGACCATCGAAATCTCCGGTTTGTTGCGCTACTGCTTGTGTTGCAATCCGTTGTGCGCTAACAGCATCACCAAGTTTTAAAGCTGCTTCGACTTGTAATTGAGCTTCAGCCGTGACTTCAACGCCAGCGTCTCTAAGCCCTTGCATGTTCTGCGTGGCTGAGTTCAAGGCATTACCTAGCTCAGCAGCTTTTTGTACAGCTGTGTCTAGAGCGTTGCCGATAGTCGTTCCAGCGAGTGACCCGGCAAAGCCTCCGACCCCGAGACTTTCGCCAACAGCTCCGCCGATTGCGCCCCCGACTGCAGCACCTGGGCCTTGGCCAAACAGCAGCGGAAATGCTCCACCGATAAGTGCGGAACCTTTTTGTTTATTAACTGCTCTACTTTGTTTGTCTAATTCCGTACTTTGTTTTTTAAGTAGGTTAAGTTGTCTTTGTAAACTTTCAAGATATGTTTTGGCTGCGTCTACTTTATTTGTATCAGCTACTTCTTGAAATTTTGCAAGTTTTTTTCGTGCTTTTGATACGTTTAATCCTTGAAGTTCGTACGCTGAAATTTGTTTTTGTGCTTCTTGTAATTTTGATTTATTGGCATTTCTCTGCCTTTCTACTCGGCTAATCTGCCTGTTTGCTTCGAGTATTCGTCCTAGTTCTGTGGCTACCTCTCTTACACCAGCAACATCACCTAAGTTTTTAAATACATTAAAAGCTTTCACCAGATCGTCAACTGATTTTCTGTCCTCTGCAGTGCCTACCCCAAATTCTTTTGTTTCTTTAAGTCTTCGTTGATAAAGCCGAACAGCAGAGTTAAGTTTAATCTGCTGGATTATTTGTTTTCTTGTGTTATCTACTGCAGTTGTAGTTTCTTTAGAAATTTCTTTATAACCTTCAACTGTCTTTTTTAAAAAATCTTTGGATACATCAACTGCAGTACTTTTGTTTATTTTACTAATTTTTTGTTCAAGCGCATTTATTTCTTTCTCAAGGCGTTTTATGCGGTCTGTGCCGCTGACGAGCAGGTCAAGTTTTGCCTGATAGCTTGCCACGGCTTACCCATACCTGTTTTTCTACTTTAGCGGCGGCGTCTGGCCTTATCCATTTCCTTTTGCTGCTCGTCGTTGATCACCTTGAAGTAGGCGCTCCAGCCGATTAGTTCTTCGGGGGTCATGGTGGCGCGAACTTGCGACAAGCTCATGCCCAGTTCTTTGGCAACGCCAAACTGCAGCATGAGCCAGTTGTCTTTGCGAAGTTCAGCGCTCAGGATTTTGGGTCCATTTCGGCGGCTTCGTCGTCGGTAAGAACGCCGAGCATCAGTGCCTGTAGGTCTTTGTCTTTGACCTCGTTTTTGAGGACGTCAATTTCGCCTGCATTGAACAGCTTTTGGCCGTTGGAGTCTTGGGCTTTTGCCACCAGCAATTGCAAGGCAAAGGCGTTGGCGTCGTCAGACTTGGCGTTACGCTGGGCACGCTCACGTTCGGCCATGGTCAGTGGCGTCACGTACATCTCAAATGACGTTCCATCCGACAATTCAACTACTTTTTTGACGGGCTCTAGGTTGGCTGCTTTGCGGAGCTTGTCGATTGCACGCAGATTAGAAGCGGGCATTAGATACCTTGATGTATGACGTTAATGTAGCGGACTAGCAATAAAAAACCCCGGCAGATAACCGGGGTTAGTCCTCTCGTTCGTTTCTAGTCTATTAGGACTTGGCGAAATCGAAAGTTGGGGTGGTGGTTGGGCGGAAGTTGATTTCCACGGCTTGGGCGTCATCAGGGTTGATGGCCAGGCTTGCGGAAGTCAGGTTGGCTTCGAACTCGATGGAACGGCTAAGGGTGTCGTTCAGGGTTCCGCTGCTGAACACTTGGTCCGTGTAGAGCTTGAACTTACAGCCGGTTTGGATGCGCTGAAGCACATCTTCGATCATGCGGTTGCCCAGGGCATCGTCGGTGTCGGTGAAGTACACCGTTGCGCTACCTGAACCGTCTGCGAAACCAGCGATAAAGGTTTTAAAGGGGACGTACTGGCCAGGGGTGTTGCCGATCGTGGTGACGTCAATTTCGTCACGGGTGATCTCAAAGTTCCATTCGCGGACTTGAGCCACAGAGGCAAAACTTGCGTACTCAACTTGGAATTTGTTGGGGGCAACTGCGGTGCCGTCGTCGGTGATCGTGATGGTCGAACCACCGGAAGTGGCGGACACCTGCATAACACCGGTGGTGTTGGTGTAGGAGATCACGTAGTAAGTGGTGCCCGACGTGATGCCTGCGGGCAGGGTGCCGGAACCGGCAGCGCCAGTGGTGGTGTTGACGACACTGAACACAACCGGATCACCGGCTTTAAAGTTCAGATAAGGAGCAACGGTGACGGTGTCCCCAGAGACATCAACATCGGACTCCGCAAACTGGCCTAGGGTGCCAGCAGGTTTGTAATACAGGGCACCGGAAGTGCCGGACAGAACGGTGGCGGCCATTGGCGTACCAGAGAATGAGGTTTTCTGCGGGCACTGCCCAGCTACTTACAGGATAGCCCTTCTATTTAACTTAATACCGTGGCCACGTATCCGGCATCAATACGCCCCATGAAATGTGGGGATTCCTCTGTGGCAGAAAATGTAGGGCCGTTAATTTCACCTACGCGGAAAAATACGCCACTATCGGTTTTTGCCGTGTTGTTAAGTGTTTCTAGAACGTTTACTGCGGTTGTAAGTAGTGTTTGGTTTCTGGCGGGGCCTTTGCCTTTTTCTGTAAAGACGCGGATGATTAACGCTCCACGGGCGTTGTCAACACTGCCAGTCAAGGTGGGTTCGTTGGTGATGCCAAAGGTCACGTTTACGCGGACGTATTCGGTAGTGGTGTTGGGTGGTACGGCGGTGATGTTGTCGAAGTAAACGGGCACAGCCGGTGATAGCCCGTTAAATGCGGTCAAAAGCGGGTTCTCAACAGCAGCCCTAATTTTTTGGTAGTCCATTAGCCAAAACCTTTTTTGCTGCCGAGAGGACCGTCTCTAAAACCAAGCTTAACGCCTCTGCCAAAATCACGTTCCAGTGCGGCACCTTGTACATACGTGTTGTACCAGTCAAGCGGGGCAGTGCTGATTGATATACCGCCTTGTCCGCCAGTAACTTGACCCCTAAGTTGTCCTGTTCGTCTGCCATCCTCTGCAACAGGTTGTTTTATCGGTTTAATAATGTCTCCGTTTTCATCTAGTTGGCTTCTGAAGCTTCCGGGCTCTAAATCAAGAGCGTAAGGAGCATATTCCATGCCATTTGCTATTTCGTAGTAGGTACCTTGTCTAAGATTTTTAAATTTTGACTTAGGAACGTTTCTTAAGTCATAACGATATATTCTTCCGGTGGAACGGTTTTTACCTGGCGTTTCGCCGGGTTGTACTGCGTACCAGGCTGAAGAAAACTCGCCTGAGTAAGCAGGGCCGCTTTTAACTAGGCCGTTCATGATTTCTACCGAAGCTTGGCGCAAAGCTTTTTTTACGCTTTCCGAAACGTCGGGAATCAGGTCTTTAAATTTCTTTGCTGCCATTATTGGGGCCTCGCGATGATGGTGTGGAGCACAGGGGTTGCGCCACGTTTGGTGTTGATGTCGATCAACTTGGCTTCGCGGGTTTCGCCTGCTTGCGTATAGCGGATGCGGTCGGCTTGGCTTGGATAGTAGTCGCCTAGCTCCCTGTTGCCAAAGATCACCTTGAGGTCGGTGGTTTGGTACAGACCTTCGTATTCGCTGGGGTTGACGTTAGTAATCACGGCTTTCACCGTCACTGTGGTCTCGGAATTAGTGACCGTTCCAGTGGTTGGGTTGTAGGTGGAGGGCAGCCCGGCTTTGACGTAGGTGATGTCTTGGCCCCAGTCAGCCAAGATTGATGCTGGGATTCCGCCAAATACGTCGTCGATTAGTGCCATGTCAACCTCGCTCTAAGCGCACCGCGTAATTTGC